GAAGTATTTAGTTTGAGCGATAGCGAAAACTTGTTTCGTGAAACGAAACATATAAATATACATAATAAAGTATTAAGGATTGTTCGCATGAAGATAACAGACATATTAATTGAATCTGACGTTAAGGCTGATCCAGATATAGTGGATAAATTTGCTGGAGTAAGTGATAGCCAAAGATCTTACTACATATATCAATGGGCAAAAGAAAAAGGCATTGATTCAGATGAAGCAATGCAACTAGCTGGATATAAGCGTGGTGATTATATGGGCGCAGGATCTTACAGGTGGCACTATGCTCCAAACGAAAGCATTGAAGAAGCACCTGCAGGTATGTTAAAGCAAATAGGACGTAAAATAGGTGCTAAGGCTGCTGGTGCTATTGGTATGAAAGGTACCGCTGCAAAATTAAGCGGGGCTGCTGACGCAGGAAAACGTGCAAACGAACTTAAAGTAAAATTACAAGGCTATCTAGGATCAACAGGCGGCAACATTAAGCAGTTAGATGCTCAAGAACTTAGTGCATTCCTTAAACAACAAAAACTTCCAACCAACAGTGTACCTGCTAGTGGTGTAGTTCCGCCAAAAGCATTAGATGATATACTAATGAAAACTATTCAAACAAGTAATAAAGCAACAGGTGCTCCGGTTGACGCTCCGAGTACAGATGCTCCAGCAGCAAGTGGGGGTGCAGCACCTCAAGCAGCACAACAACCAGCAGCAGTTGATGCTAACAAAGACGGTAAAGACGATAAAACAGGAAAAGTTATTCCTATGAAAAAGCCAGCAGCGGCTGCACCTAGTGCAACAACAGAAATACCTGCAGATATACAGGCACAGTTAGATGCACTAACACCAACAGAGAAAAAAGTTTTAGCAGGAGTGCTATAATGAGATTAGACGAAGTAACATTATACGAAAATAGATCACATAGAATATTAAAAGAAGGTTATCAAGATTTAACCGAAGCACAAAAACTTTATCAATCAAGATTTGAAAAAGAACTTTGGCCATTAGTAGAACAGTTTACTAAACTAGCCGAAGCAGAGCTTACTAAGCAACAAATTATGGATATCTTCAGTGGTGCTGAAGAAGTTGCAATGGCAAGCGGCGATAATAAAACTATTGCAGGTAAAGTAGGTGCTGGCGCAGCAGCCGCAGCAAAACTTCCTGTAGAAATTGCTAAAAAAGTTGATGCTAAAATTAATGAACTAGGACGTATGGCACAAAATGCAGGTCCAGTTAAAAATGCTGATGCAAAATTTGAAGAATTAAAAAAACAAATTGCAGCAAACAACAGCGACAGTAAAATTGTACAAGGCGTACAAAAAATAAGCGACTGGGCAAAAGAAAATCCAGGTAAAGCATCACTAGCAGTTGGTATTCTAACTACTATGGCAGCGTTTGCAGGTGGTCCTGCAGGTGGTGCAGCAGCAGGTTTAATTCTACGTGCTTCAAAAGATTTATTACAAGGCGAAAAACTTTCAACAGCAGTAGGTAAGTCAATCAAGACTGGCGTTTATGGTGCTCTTGCTGGTATGGCATTTAAAGAACTTACAGACAATGTTATTGATAACATTGCAAGTGCGCAAAATGCAGAACTAGATGCAATGGAAGCAGCAATGAAAGCAGAAAACTTCCAAAATGCAAAAGCAGATCTATTTGCTGATCTAGGTATGGACGTTGATGCACTTGACGGTGCAAGTAGAATGAGAATGAGTGGTAACTTAAATCGGTTTGTCTATTCATATGATACTGTTATTCCACCTGATATGATGTCACAGTATAATGCTCTTGAAGCGGCTATGGACAGTGCAAAAGACTTTAGTCCAGAACATTATGCAGCAGCAGCTAAGTTTCACGACTTTATGGGTCAGCTAGTAAACAATCCTGAAGCAAAGAACTTAACAGCAGCCTGGGACGCACTAAAAGAAATTCCTAAAGACAGTCTTTCAATAGGTAATTTAGAAACACTAATTGCACAAAGTGAATCTGGCGACGAAGTTTTAAAAGCTATTATGAATGCAGGAGGCGCCGCAGGCGCAGCAGCACAAGGTGCGTTACAAACTGTTGACGATAATGCTAAAAAGGCACAAAGCTCAAAACCAGTTGATCCGGAAGTTAAAGATCAACTAGAGTTAGATCTCAAAGGCGGTAGCACAGCAACACCAGTTGATAAAAACTTTGATAAAAGTCAAAAATTAAGTGACTTTGGTCCTGTAGGAGACAAAGCAGAATCAATTAACATGGAAGAAAGATTTGCACTGTTCCTTGCAGAAGCAGATCCTGCTCAGGGAGAACTTCCTCTAGATAACCCAAATACAATGGGTGCAAAATTAAAACGTGGTGCTAAAGGACTTGCTAGTAAAGCAGCAGGTGCTGTCAAAGGTGCTGCAAGTTCAGCAGCAGGCGCAGTTAAGCAAGGTGCAAAAGACATTGGAAACAAAGTTACTGCTAACAAACTAATGAAAGCATGGAAATCAATGGGAGAACCATTAGATTCTGGAAGCATCTTTAATATTCTTAGTGATGCAGGTGTATCAGGAGAACAGATTAGTCAGATTAGTCAAAATACTGGTGTAAAACTAGATGCTCCTAAACAAGCAGCAGCACAGCAACCTAAATCAACAGCGCAGCAACCTAAAAAATCCGCACAACAACCTAAATCTGCAATTTCTAAAGGTGCTGATCAAGCAGCAGTAGCTAAACCTATTAAGAAAGGCGATACAAAAGAAGTTAATGGTAAAACATATCAGTGGGCAGGCGCACTTTGGGTAGATACTACAACTAATAAACCTGTTGGTATTGCTAATGCTATGAATATGGGCTTAGGTAATCCTAAATTAGATCCAATTATCGCTGCGGCTAAGAAAGATCCTGCACTTGCAAAATTAATTAAACAGCAAGTTATGTCTAAAGGAATTGAAGCAGGAACTGCACAAGCTCAAAAAGCACAAAAAGCAGGTGTTAAAGGAACTGAGCCAGTAAAAACTAAAGCAAAAACAACTGTTAAGAAAACTGCTAAAGTAAAAAACGTGGCTTAAAAGAAAGGCATACCAGTTTTTTTGGTAGTTTCTAAATTTTCTTTCACCATTGCACTTATCATTTCTCTTTCTTCGTTACAGAGATAGTGTGCTTCGTCGTAAGTCATACCCCCGCGCATCCACCAAACAGTTTGTAGTAAATCTGACTTGATTTGTTTTACTTGATTTTCTAGGATCTTAACCTCATTTAGTATTTCGTCAAGAGGTAAGGCTAAGATCCTCATACGAAAAAATTTGTTTGATCAAATGCTATTGGGATTTCGTATGATTCTGGAACTCCTTGTGCAATTTCTTCAGGAGTTGCATCAACAATCATAGGTTTAATTTCAAAACTATCTTTTTGTTTTTCTAAATGTGATTTAATTGCTTCAAATGTTTCTCTATCTGCATTATCAATAAATTCGCCGATAAATTCTTGTTGTGTAACAACTTCTTCACCTATTTGAATAGACTTAATGCTGTATTTTAGTGTATCAACAGTAAGTTCTGTTAGTTTTTTAAAACTAGTTTGAAATTGTGCTAGTTTTTGTTCTTCTGTTAGCCCTTCGTCGTTTACAACAGCAAAAATTCTTTGTTCTTCAAAGGTTTTAAGGTTAACTGATGTAAACTCTTTGTAGTTTAAAGGTCTTATCTTAATAGTTAAGTCACCAAATTGGCATGTGTCGTTGTAACTTGCATTAATTAATCTTTCTAGAATAACTTTTAAGTCTAATTCGTAGTCTTTTTCTTCTTGAGTAACAGGAGTAGTAGTTGAAAGCGTCATCATTTCTCCATAAGAAGCTATTCTAATAGCAACAAGTGCAGCGTCAACATCTAAACTTGGCATATCCCATGCATTTTTAATGTTTGGAATACAACTTTGTATAATATCAACTGTAGCCTGACCATTTAATAATGCATCAGGCGTTTTTATAATCATTTCGTCTTTTGCGGTCATGGCAAATACAGGATATTCGTTATTTTCTACTAAATCGATACTACCTTCTGGGTAATATTCACCTTTAGACGGTAAAGAAAGGTAAATCTTTGGTTGTCTAAAGTACTTTTGCAACGGGTTAGCCGCTGTGGTATTAGTCATATAATTCTCCTGCTAAATACAATGTGTAAAAGTATATACCATTTTTATTTATATACGTATTTAACTGGGATCTCGCTAAGTGGCTGAAGAAATTGAAATTAGTAATGTAGGCGGTGCCAATGGTGTTGCAAGTGAAGCGACACTAAAGGCTCTTGTCGATGCATTAAACAAAATGGATGGCTCCGGTAAGTCTGGAAAAGCCGCGGAAAACTATAATCGACAGTTACAAAACGGTGCAAGAGTAACTAGAGATAACAATCAAGCAACACAAAGCAATACAAAAGCAACAAACAAAGCCACAGATGCAACTTCTAAGTTTGCAACCAAACTTAAAGGTGCTGCACTAGGTGCTGTAGGGGCCATTGCTGGTTCTATAGGCAATCTTGGTAAAGAATTTATCAATGGAGGCAGTCAACTAGGCGATTTTACACAACACTTACCTTTAATTGGTAGTGCTATTAGTCCTCTTGTAGGTATAATTGACTCTAGTATAGAAAGTTTTAGACAACTATCTAGTGTTGGTGCAAGTTTTAGTAATAATATTACAGAAATGCGTAGAGCATCTGCAGAGATGGGTCTAACCATGGATGAATTTAGTAATCTTATTGGCGGAAATGCAGAAACACTACGTTTGTTAGGTGGAACAGTTGATCAAGGCCAAAGAAGATTCCAACAAATGAACCGTAACCTTAAAGATACTGGCGATTTTGAAAGTTTAAAGAATTTAGGCTTTACAGTTATGGACATCAACGAAGGAATGGTTGATTATATTGACCTACAAGCAACATTGGGTCGAGGTCAAAAGCGTGATGCAGCAAGTTTAGCACAAGGATCGGCTCAATACTTAATGCAACTAGATCAACTTGCAAAAGTAACAGGTAAATCAAGAAAAGAACTAGCTGCAACAATGCAACGTCAAGCACAAGATGCTGGATTCCGAGCATTAATGAATCAATTTGAAGAAGGAAGTGTACAAGCACAGAACTTTGCAGCAAGTATGGCAATGATTGATACACTTCCTGCAGAAGTTGCAACGGGATTAAAAGATTTAGCAGACGGTGTAGCACAAACACCAGAAGCAGTAGCATTAATAAATGCAGCAGGACCACAAATTGCTGATGCAATGGAGGCTGTTGCACAAGGTGCAGATCCTCAAGTACTAATTGATGCAATTGGCCAAGCAGGTGTTGATGTAGAAAGGTTTGCAGGCCTAGAAGGTACAGCAAGGGCTGCATTTATACAAAATTTAAGAAATAGTAATCCTACACTAGCAGCAATTCTTGATAGTGCTACTCAAATGCAGAAGTTAGGTAGTGCAGAATATAAAGCAGCACAAGAAGAACAGGCAAAGCGAGACGATATTACAGCAACACTTACAACATTTGATGATTCTGTACGTGAGATTAGAGCATCGATTGCAAAAGCACTATTAGATAGTGGATTATTTGAAAAATTAGGAGATGTTACTGCAAATCTAGCAAAAGGATTAGAAGCAGCAGTACCGCCAATTGTACAATTCTTAGATGACTTTGCTAAAATTGCAGCAGGTTCAGGAGGATTTAGTGCAGCAATTGATCAAATGATACTTCAGCCAATGAAAACAGCCATTGTTGACGGAATCAAAGCACTTTGGACAGACTCAAGTCTTGTAACAAAAACAGTAGCAGTACTTGCAGGACTATTTGCTGGTGCAAAAGTTGTTGGTGCAATTACTGGGGGGTTGAGTAAACTATTTGGTGTTGGATCAGGTGGCGGACCAGGAGGAATGCCAGGCGCAAGTGCTGGTTCAAAGGCAGGCAAAGGCGCAGGAGCATTTGTTGGTAATGTAACTGGCGGAGCAATGTCAGGAGCAGCAAGAGGTCTTAGTGCGTTTGCAAATCCACAGGTAGCAATTGGTGCAGGTGTACTAGCAGGAACAATACTTGTAGTTGGTGCCGCGGTAGCAGGTGCAACATGGATGGTTGGTAAATCACTACCAACATTTGCAGAAGGTTTAGAAAAGTTTGAAGAACTAGACGGTGATAAACTTCAATCAGCTGGTTTAGGAATGATATCAATAGGCGGAGGCTTTGCAGCCTTTGGTGTTGGCGGAGTTGCAGCAGGCATTGGCGGCATTATTGGCAGTATATCAGAGGGACTACTAGGTTTATTCGGCGGCGACGACCCATTAACTAAGATAAAAAAGTTTGGTGCTGCTGATATTGATGGTGCAAAAGTAAAAGTAAACGCAGAAGCAATGGTTGCGTTTGGCGAAGCAATGAGTGCAGCGGGTGTAGGCAATGCAGCAGCAGGCGCAGGCGGAATTATAGGAGCATTTGCTAGTTTCTTTGCAGACGATCCAACAGAACAAGTACAAGAGTTTGGTGCATTAAACATTGATGCAGAAGGTGTTAGAGAAAATGCCAATGCAATGCTTGTTATGGCACAAGGTATTGCTGCAATGAGTAATGCAGGTGTAGTTGACTTTGAAATACCAGACGATGTAACTAGTGGTTTCCAAAAATTATCAAAAATTGGTAAGGGTTTAGATGAAACTGCTGATGCAATGGTTAAGGTTGCAGGAGTAGCAAACTTAGAAAACAATGTTACTTTATTAAATTCGATTGACAGAACTGGAATAAGAAACTATAATGTAGAATTAGAGAAGATGGTTAATTTACTTGAAGATATGAATACTGAACTATCAAAAGACAATAAATTTGGTTTTGGCACAGGCACAAACGCTGGAGATGTAATGAAAACCATGGCTGACAGCAATCAAGCCAGTACAGAGCTAAGTAATAGTATGCTTTCAGTATTGACAGAGATTCGTGATACTAACCGAAATAGTAAAAGAGTACTCGATCAAATAGCGAGAAATATATAATGAGTTGGAAAAAATACTTTACACCAGTGCCACAAGGCACAGCAACCGGAGGAACATACAGTCCTTTAAGTAATTACAAAGGAAGTATGCCCGGACCGGCTGCAAGAAACTATAATTCACACCTACCAGACGTCTATGTAGGTAACCCTAATCGTATTGAAAGATATGGTCAGTACAATACCATGGACGCTGATTCAGAAGTCAATGCAGCACTTGATATTCTCGCTGAGTTTTGCACACAAACTAATGATCAGAATGGTACTAACTTTAAAATTGACTTTAAACAAAAAGCAACTAACTCAGAAATAACAATCATATCTCAGTATCTACAACAGTGGTGCAAACTTAACAAGTTTGAAACACGAATGTTTAGATTAATTCGTAATGCATTTAAGTATGGCGATCAAGTTTTTGTAAGAGACCCAGAAACAAAAAAATTATATCATGTTGATGTTGCTAATCTAACAAAAATTATTGTAAATGAGAGTCAAGGTAAAACTCCAGAACAGTATATTGTTAAAGATATGAATTTAAACTTCAAAGATCTTGTAGCAACTACACCTTATCAAACAAATGGTCAAATTAATAACGGCGGCAGTGGAAGTTATCAAAGTGCAAGTTCAGGTAAAGGTTACATTGCTGGCGGCGGAGCAAGTCAAGCCGGTACACGTTTTAGCAGAGAAGAAAATGAAATAGCAATTGACGCTGAACATATTGTACACTTGTCAATGAGCGAAGGCTTAGATAAAAACTTTCCATTTGGTAATTCATTATTAGAAACTATTTTCAAAGTATACAAACAAAAAGAATTACTTGAAGATGCGATTATTATCTATCGTGTCCAACGTGCGCCAGAGCGCAGAGTATTCTATGTTGATGTGGGTAACATGCCATCGCACCTTGCTATGCAATTTGTAGAGCGTGTTAAAACGGAAATACACCAAAGACGTATCCCATCGCAAACAGGTGGAGGTCAAAGCGTCATAGATAGCTCATATAATCCACTGTCAATCAACGAAGACTACTTCTTCCCACAAACTGCTGAAGGACGTGGATCAAAAGTTGAAACACTTCCGGGTGGTACCAACCTAGGAGAAATAGATGACCTTAGATATTTTACTAATAAGCTCGTACGCGGTTTACGAATTCCTAGTTCATACTTGCCTACAGGCGCTGAAGATGCAAGTAGCCAATATAATGATGGACGAGTCGGCACTGCTTACATACAGGAATTAAGATTTAATACATACTGCGAAAGACTACAAGGTTTACTAGTTGAAGACTTTGATCAAGAATTTAAAAGATACCTATTAGAAAAAGGTGTTAACATTGATACATCAATGTTTGATTTAGAATTTCAACCACCACAAAACTTTGCAAGTTACAGACAAGCAGAAATTGATAATGCTCGTGTACCAACTTATACACAAATGAGTGCTATACCTTATATTTCAAATCGCTTTGCAATGAAACGTTTCTTAGGCATGACAGACGAAGAGCTTGCAGAAAATGAACGTTTATGGCGTGAAGAAAATATTGAAAACTTAGAAGTACCACCAGCTGATGCAGCGGGTGAAATGAGAAGTGCAGGCATCAGTGGCGCAGGACTTGAAGCAGACGTAGCAGGAGCAGAGTTAGAAGGTGCTCCAGAAGGTGATGCAGTTGAAGGAGGTGTAGGTACACCGCCAGAAACTAACACAGGAACAGAACTAGGCGCAGATGCCGCAGCAACAGATCAAACTATATAAAGATAAATAATAATATGATACTAAGAGAATTGTTTTATTTTGATCCAGAAACTGTTGAGGTAACTCAAAACGATCGTTATGAGCCTCAGCATGATGAGTCACCTCTTAAAGCATCAGATACAAGAAAAACTAGACTTACATTAAAACAAATTAATAGAATTAGAAAAGCATCTGACTTACATAAAGAAGAACAAGTAAACGATCTTGATTTTGTTCGTCAAATGTATGGAGTTGCAGCTAACGCCGAAGCAGGTGTTTAATGCCTACATCACACACAGCCTTTGTATTAGGCAATGGCGTTAGCCGAGAATCAATTAATCTAAACGAACTAAGAGAACACGGAACTATATACGGCTGTAATGCTATATATAGAGAGTTTAAGTGTGATCATTTAATTGCTGTTGATACAAAGATGGTTCTAGAAATAGCAAAAACAAACTATCAAAAGTATAATAGTGTATGGACTAATCCAAGTAGACTTTACAAAAACATACCAAATTTAAATTACTTTAATCCTAGTAAAGGTTGGTCTAGTGGTCCTACTGCACTATGGTATGCTAGTCAAAACGGCCATAGAGAAATTTTTATATTAGGGTTTGATTACAAAGGTATTGGCGAACGACAAGATAGATTTAATAACATATATGCCGATACTATAAATTATAAAAAGTCAAACGAACCTGCAACATTTCACGGCAATTGGCTAAGACAAACTGCTAATGTAGTAAAGGAACATAGTATAATAAAGTATACTAGAGTTATAACACCATATAATTTTTGTCCGTCAGAACTAAATAAATTTAGAAACATAAGCAACATTATGGTTGAAGATTTCAAGAAAATCTTCAATCTCTCCTAACATTTCTGCAAAATGGCTCGTTTTGAGCCTATATCTACGCACTTTTTTTTATAAATAGTAAATAATAATGACAGCCTTACCGTAGTCAGTTATAGACTCGGTGTACACATTTATAGGAGAAAACAATGGCAGATCTAAAGAAATTTGAAGAAATGCTCGAGCGCCTAGTCAACGAAGACAAAGAAGGTGCAGAAGAGTTATTCCACGAGATTGTAGTTGAAAAATCACGTGACATCTATGAATCATTACTAGAAAATGATTTAGAAATCGAAGAAGAAACAGACGAAGAAGTTGAAGAAGCTACTGATGAAGAAGTTGACGAAGCATCTGATGAAGAAGTTGATGAGTCAAACGACGAAGAAGTAGAAGAAAACTTTGACCTAGACGAATTTGAAGTCGAAGGCGATGACGAAGTAGGCGGAGACGCTGCTGACGACATGATGGCTGACCTAGAAGGCGGCGATGATGAAGAAGGCGATGACGAAGGTGAAGAAGGCGAAGAAGAGCTAGAAGACCGCGTTATGGACTTAGAAGACGCACTAGACGACCTAAAAGCAGAATTTGAAAAAATGATGGACGGCGAAGGCGACGACATGGATGACATGGGCGACGAAGAGCCAGAAGAAGCATTTGCATTTGAAGCTTCAGACGAAGAAGTAGACGAAGCAGCAGACGAAGAAGTCGAAGAAGCAAGCGATGAGGAAGTTGAAGAAGCAACAGACGAAGAAGTTGAAGAAACAACACAACCAAAAACAGCTGGCGAACAAATGCGTGAGTATGTAGAAAAAGTATCAGCTTCAATGGGTGACACAGGTACTAATGGTACTAAGTCAGCTGTTGCAGGCAAAAACGACATGGGCGGAACAGCAAGCAACATTGCACAAGGTAGCGGCGAAGAAAAAGGCGGTACTGGCGCAGGTGCTCCAAAAGAAGAAAATGCTGGAAACGTCAATGTACCAGGCGGCAAAGCAGCGAAAGCTGGTAAATCAGAGCCAGGACACGGCGCTGAGAAAAAAGGCAAGCCTGAGACTGCTGACAACAAAACATCTGTAGTCGGCAAATAAGTAAGGAAGTTTGAATGAGAAACTTACGAGAGCATTTGACATTCGACCAAGCTCAAATAGTTGTCGAAAACGCAAACGAAGGTAAAGATCTTTTTATGAAAGGTATTTGCATACAGGGCGGAGTACGCAACGCAAATCAGCGAGTGTATCCTGTAAATGAAATTGGCAGGGCTGTCAAAACTCTCAATGATCAGATCGAAGGAGGATATAGTGTTCTCGGCGAAGTAGATCATCCAGAAGGCCTTAACATTAACCTAGATCGTGTATCACATATGATTGAATCATGTTGGATGGACGGTGCAAATGGTTACGGGAAATTGAAAATCCTACCAACACCGATGGGGAACCTAGTTCGCACTATGCTTGAAAGCGGTGTGAAACTAGGCGTCTCTTCAAGAGGAAGCGGAAATGTATCAGAAGACGGTAACAATACCGTCTCTGATTTTGAAATAATCACTGTGGACGTTGTGGCTCAGCCCAGCGCCCCTGGTGCGTATCCAACACCCATTTATGAACATTTAATGAATGCTAGAGGTGGATACAAGGCATACGAATTAGCACAGGCAACCAAAGATGACCAGAAGGCACAGAAATATTTAAAAGAGAGCTTATTAAACATAATAAGCGGGCTCCGATAACCGAGGAGAAAAATATGTTGGACGCATTAAAAGAACTCTTCGAGAGCAGCGCACTTTCAGAAGAAGTAAAAGCAGAACTACAAGAGGCTTGGGAAGCGAAAGTAACAGAAAATCGCCAACAAGTAACTGCCGAACTTCGTGAGGAGTTTGCTCAGAAGTACGAACACGATAAGTCAACAATGGTTGAAGCTATTGATTCTATGCTTTCTGAGAAACTTTCAGAAGAAATTGCAGAATTTACAGAAGATCGTCAGCAACTAGCTGAAGCAAAAGCAAAATATGCTGTTGCTATGCGTGAAAACGCAGATCTAATGAAAGGTTTTGTAATGGACCAGCTACAGAAAGAAATTTCTGAGCTACACGAAGACAAAAAGGCAATGGCTGAGAAACATGCTCAGTTAGAAGAATTTGTAGTTGAAGCTCTTGCTAAAGAAATTGCAGAGTTCCACGAAGACAAAAAAGATTTAGCAGAAACGAAAGTACGTTTAGTTCGTGAAGCTAAAGATCACTTCGCTAAAGTTAAGTCAAACTTTATCGAAAGAAGTGCTAAAGCAGTATCAGAGACAGTTGACAACGCATTACGCGGTGAAATTGGTCAGCTCAAAGAAGATATTGAAGAAGCACGTAGAAACGACTTTGGTCGTAAGTTATTTGAAGCATTCGCAAGCGAGTATTCAACTAGCTACTTAAACGAAAACAGCGAAACCGCAAAGCTACTAAAAGTTGTTGGTTCAAAAGACAAGCAACTAGCAGAAGCCAAGCAAGCTGCTGAAAAAGCTATTAAACTTGCAGAAGCACAAGTTGCAGAAAACAAGAAACTAGTAGAATCAGCAAGACGCGAAAAAACAATTAATGACTTGATTGCTCCTTTATCAAAGGATCAGAAAGAAATTATGACAGACTTACTGGAAAGTGTACAAACTGATAGATTACAAAAATCTTTCGACAAGTACTTACCTTCAGTTATTGATGGCAATACTCCAGCAAAGCGTAAGGCAGTTTTAGCAGAGGCAACAGAAGTTACAGGCAATAGAGAAGAAACAAAAATGACAACTAAAGCAGACGAATCTAACGTATTAGACTTACGCCGTCTTGCTGGATTAAACTAAGGAGAAAAAGATGTCAGAACTATTAGAAAGTCGTTGGACAGACACAAAATCAGCTCTTCTTGAAGGCCTAGAGGGTAACAAGAAGTCTGTTATGGCTGCAACGCTAGAAAACACACGCAAGTACTTGTCAGAGAGTGCAACAGCGGGTGCTACATCAGCAGGTAACGTAGCTACACTTAACCGTGTAATTCTACCAGTTATCAGACGTGTAATGCCAACTGTTATTGCAAATGAAATCGTTGGTGTACAACCAATGACAGGCCCAGTTGGCCAAATTCACACACTACGTGTACGTTACGCTGATGACTTCAACAGTGCAAGCGGAACAGACACAACAGCTGGTGAAGAAGCACTAAGCCCATTCAAGATTGCTGAAGGCTATTCAGGTGCAGATACAGACAGAGCAGCAGCAACATCAGCTCTAGAAGGTCTACCTGGTAACCAACTAAGCATTCAAATCTTGAAGCAAACAGTTGAAGCTAAGACACGTAAGTTGTCAGCTCGCTGGACATTTGAAGCAGCTCAAGACGCTCAGTCAATGCATGGTATTGATGTTGAAGCAGAAATTATGGCTGCTCTTGCACAAGAAATTACCGCTGAAATTGATCAAGAAGTACTAGCTTCATTGAACTCACTAGCAGGTGCTGGTTCAACTTATGACCAGTCAGCTGTTAGCGGTACTGCTACTTTCGTTGGTGACGAACACGCTGCACTAGCTGTTCTAATCAACAGAGAAAGCAACAAGATCGCACAACGCACACGTCGTGGCGCAGGTAACTGGGCAGTTGTTAGTCCACTAGCACTAACTGTATTACAGTCTGCAACTACTTCAGCGTTTGCACGTACAACAGAAGGCGCATTCGAAGCACCAACTAACACTAAGATGGTTGGTACATTGAACAACGCAATGAAAGTATATGTTAACACATATGCAGCTGACGATAGCAAAGT